TCAACATTTTCGCCAACAAACCATTTTGGTTTTGTTTCGGCAACAACTCTAATAGTTTCATCCCAGAGGTAACGATCATCGTCTTGTCCTCTTCGTTTTCCTGCAACTGAGAATGGTTGACATGGGAATCCTCCTGAAACAATGTCGGCTGTGTAGTTTGATCCTTTAACATTTCTTATATCCTCCTCTATTGGTATATTTTTAAAATTTTTCTGCAATACTTTTTGGCAAAATTTATCTTTTTCTACAAATCCTATAGTTTTGATTCGTTTTGTAGCTTCCATTCCTAGCGAAAAACCACCAATTCCGCTAAATAAATCAAGTAATCTAAGCATATTCGCTTGTAGATTATTTAATAACTTTAATCAAGATGTATATTGCTTTTACAATATTTGTTCTATATAACCGAATCAATGCTGATAAAAATAGGTAAGGAATGGAAACATAGAAAGGATGGTGGTTGCTTTTCGGCAGATCATCTTTCTCCCTCACAACTGACAAAACCTACGGATCAATGGTTTTATAACTATTGCGTCTTGTCTGAAGATGAAAGAAAGAAGCTACCACCAAATATGAAAATGATATTTGGAGCTATGATTGGAAGAGCTTTGCAAGATATGGTTGTTCATAAATTAACAATAAAAGAAGTAATGGAAGGGAAGAAAAATGGCTGATGAAGGTTATAACCCAATGCAAAAGACATTGGAAAATTTACAAAGGGAAAACCAACATCTTAAAAGAGATGTGCAAGAAGCTGAAAGAATAAATAATTCACATAAAATTGCTAATGGTAAAATGAATTTACTAATTAACAATCTTCAATTTGAAAACAAAAAATTAAAAAATAAAGTTACAGAGTTGGAGGAGCAAATAAAACAGAAAGGGTCAAATGACAAAGCAAAAATCAACTGAAGAAAAAGAATCTAATAAAGGTTCATTTAAAGATAGATATAAAAAATGTTTATCTGAACTAAAAAAAATACCTACAGTAAACATAAAAGGTAAAAAATATTCTACTGTGGCTGAAAGATTTAAACATTTAAAAGAGTATTTTCCTGAATCTAAAATAGATGAACAGTTATTACATCATGATAGTGATAGAGTAATAGCTAAGACAACATTATACATTGGCGATCAACCTTATGCAGTTGGTCATAGTGAGGAGTTTCGTAACGCATCATTTATAAATAAAACAAGTGCAATAGAAAATGCTTTTACAAGTAGCTTAGGAAGATGTTTAGCTGCCTTTGGATTAGCAGGATCTGAATATGCTAGTGCAGATGAATTAACTGTAGCCTTACTAAGTCAAGGTATGAATGACAAAAAAGTTTCTATCCTGGATAAAATAAAAGTACAAACAACAGAAACAAAGTTGAATAAACTTTATTCAGATTGGAAAACGGAAAATGACACAATAGAAAAGTCATTTAACGACAGACAAAAGACCATACAAACAAACGGAGGACAACATGGCAAATCAAAGTGGTAAAGAAAAGGACTTTGTTCTTTTTGAATATGACCCAACAAATGAGAGAGCTGTAAAAATAGATTTCTCAGGTAATATTAAATTAAATAGTGGTGTTAAAGGAACTGTATTAGGTTCTAAGGGTTCATCAAAAGATGGTAACACTAAATTTATAAAAATTTTTAAGCAAGTAGGAGTTTTGTTTAAGGGTGATGATAATAAATTTACAGGAGATATTAACGATGTTGAGGTTGGCGGTAAGAAAGCATTAATTGGTTGGTTAAATGCAGATGCAAAAGTACCAAACATTAGTGGTTATTCTAATGAACCTAAAGAAAAAGGTAGCCAAACTAATAAGATGAACTTCTAATGGATGTTCTTGTCGTTATAATGCACTTATTAAATGGTTCAGTAGTTGAGGCTTCTGTTTCAGCTACTGCTCCAAAAATGCTTTGTCATGATGCTTTTCAAGAAATAGCAAAGTTTGATACAGCTAAGAGCAAAGCATATTACAAAGGAAACACAGTTTTATACTACTACTGCAAGGATTAAAATGGCTGATAATTTAGAAAACATACATAAGATACCAAAACATTTAGAAAGATTATTGAAACAAAAAGAAGAAGAATATGGTTCATTTACAAAAACAAGCTATGTAATGCAAAAAATTATTGAGGGTTATCTATCAGCTTATAATGGATTTGTTGTAAAAGCACCTAAGAATATTTGGGGTATATTAAATATTGATGAAAAGAATTGGAGAAGTATAACTAACAAAAAATATAAGAAAGATACTTATGATGATATTAGTGGTTATGCTGAATGTAATAGAGGATTAGCAATAAATGATACAAAAAAATAGAATACCTATGACACCGGTTATGCTGCGTCTATTGAATTTTATTAAAAAATACTATAAAAAAAACAAATATATGCCAACTTTTCAAGAAATGGCAGAGGGTCTGGACTACAAATCTAAGAACTCAATAACTGTCTTGATAGATAAATTGGCTAACAGAAATGACCTTAAGAAAATTAAAGGTTATAGAAGGAACATAGAATTGAATGACTAAAGTACAAAAAGATACACTTGCTGAACTGATGGTCAACTTCAGAGAAACTTTTGAGGGTGCTACTGTAGAGGAAGCTACAGAAAAAGCTCATACCTCAAAAAAGCCTAGCGATTCCGCAGAAGTAACAATCACCGATAAGCGGTTTGTTAGGTCTAATATTAAACTGATCGGTGAGGAAACAAATGACAATAGAACCAAAGAAACTCAAGGATCTGGAGTCCAAACAGGAGAGGTTAGTAAGTAGTATGTATAAACATAAAACTTTATACTTAAAAAACAAAGCTAGACTACCTCAAATAGCTGAGAAGATCATGGAGTTGAAACAAAAACAAATAAGAATTAGCACATAAACTAATTCTACAGTTAAAAGTTGCAACAAGGGTTAAAGGGTTCTCTGTCTTAAATGAAAGGAAACAATGTCAAACATTAATTTTGAAGAACAAGAAAAACAGTTTTATAAAAAACTAGGTATTGCACTTCGTAATGCTAGAAGAGCTGCGTATAAAACTCAAACGGATGTAGGTCAGTCTATAAACGTAACTTTCCAACAAATTCAAAAGTATGAGAAAGCTACTAATTATCCTAAAGAATTTAGAACTAGAAAAATGGTTGAATATTTAGGAAGAGATTATGAAACTTTTTTAAAAGAAAACAATGTTCACACCTATTAGAGAAAAAATAAATAGCTTAATACCTGATACAAAAGAGATTGATGCTTATAATCACTTTTCTAATATTGTTGAAAGAATGATAACTAATGGTCATGCTGCACACATGAGCATACCTGGTTATGATAAATGTAAGCCTGAAATAGAAACTTATAAAATATTTGAAAGTATCAATATACCTGTGCATGGTTATGCAGACTTAAAAGGTGAAATGATAATTGAAGATAAATGTAAGTTTCCAAGAAGAGGTAGAGTTAAAAAAGATGGAACAAGAAGTTGGTCAACAACTAAGTTGCCAGAAAGTATTGAACCTTATCATCTTATGCAAGTTGACTTTTATCATTATGCAACTGAGCTACCTATTTACATTTGTTATATTAATGAAGAGGGTTATAGAGTCTTTAGTGCAGAGAACTGTGAATTACTTACACCTAAAAGCATAGAGAGTAGAAAGAAAGACTTTATCCAAAGATGTAAGGTAAGACAAAACCTTATGAAAATATCAAACGATGCTAATGTATTAAAAGATTATATACAGCCTGACTTTGAACATTATTTTTGGAGAAATGACCTAGATCCTTCATATTTAGATAATGCTAAAAAGTTTTGGTCTAGTTAATATTTGGCGGCAATCAATGCTGTAAGCAGTATTCCCCTGATTGTCGCCTAGTATTACCAATCATTAAAAGGAACTGTTCTTCGTTTTAAATATTTATCAAAGCAGCTAGACACACCCTCCGTATGAGTTTCGCAGAATACTTTATGCTCTGCGTTTATAATCCAACCACCTTCGTTTGATGTATGTTCTTTTTTACAGAAATGACAAGAACCCACAACCCTTGAAACATTAGTTTTGCTCCAAGTTTTTTTCTTCATGTTCTTGCGTAATTAGGTCTTTTCCCTTTCCTTGATTTTCTCTCAGCTTTCTTTTTTCTTGATACCGCAGCTCTTCTTTGTCCTGATGACATTGATCTTGCTTTAGCTAACGGCACACATTTAGGATAATTTTTTCTTTTTTCACCTTTTGATCTACCACATTTTGGAAAAGAGCCATCAGATCGTCTATTAGCTATATCAACCCAATTAGCTCTTACCCATGATCGTAAACCTTTTGACATTATCTTCTCTTCTTGTTTTTCTTTTTCTTTTTACGACCACCTGGCACTATTTTACCAGAACAAACAGCCGATGCGTACATATTTGCATATGCGGAAGGATATACCTTAAACTTTCTTTTTGCTGCTGCCTTACCTCTTGCACAAAGTTTAGCCATTATTATCTTCCAACTTTCTTCATAGCCATTTTATGTGCTTGTCCGAAAGTTTTACCTTTTCTCATAGCTTTTCTCATCATAGTCATGTGTTTTGTTGTATGATGTTTTTTATGTCTTTTTAAAGTTTCTTTTTGTCTTTTAGTTAATTGTTTCATTTTTTCTTTCTTTTTTTCTTTAACATAGCAAAGTCTGCACCAGTTATTTTATCAAAGGGTGCTGCCATTCTTGCTATCTTCATTTGTTTTTTACTATACTTTTTGTTTTTACCTTTTGGCATTTATCCTCCTAAGTTAGTTCCCACCGACTCTCCCAGCTTAACATATAAGCTACACCTAGTATTTTTTCTTTTTCTTATTCTTCTTTTTTTTCTTTTTTTTCATTATTTTTTTTCCGTACATTTTATCTCCTTCCTTTAACAGTTCCACTTACGCAGAGCTTTGTTAATTCTTGAATTTGGATCATTTGCTGTCTTAGCAGAAGTTAATCGTTTCTTCATACCTTTCATTCTAGCACAGAAAGATTTTCTTCGTTTATAAGCACTAGATCCTTTTTTTAACTTACTTGGTTTAGTTGTTACTGGTGCTTTTAAATTACCACCTGTTCTTCTATTATAACTAGCTCTTCCTCTAGCATTTAATCCACCAGATTTAGATTTGCCTTCTTTTCTTTGCCATGCAGCCGTTCTAGCCATATTATTCCCAAGTCTTATAACCTTCTTTATCTTTTATCAAAGATTGCTTTCTATTGCTACCATCTCTTTTATAAGCTACATGAATCCAACCACTATCAGCTACACCTTCTTCATAGTATTCGCTTATAAGTTGGTCAAAGTCAAAGTTGTTTTTGATATGTGCAGCAACTTGTTTGTTATCAAATCCTGGTATTTCAAAATCAACTGCCATACCTTGACAATGGGCTGATCTTGATGATGAACCTATAGCTTCTGATAATTTTTCTGATCTAAAACCTGAGCTGACCATTATGGGTCTTGATTCATAATACTCTCTTAGTGGTTCTAATATGTTTTCACATAATGCTTTTAGGTTTTCTATTTGTTCTTCGTTTGGTGTGTTATCTAAGCCAAGCCTAGTTGCTGTGCCTGATTTAGTCATTTCTTTTAGACTAAAGTGTTTTGATAGTTGTGTCATAGTTATGCTCCATGTGGTAAAGTGTTTTTATCATAATAGCAGTTAAACTTAACTACTATTTCATGCTTTATAATATCATCTTTACCAATTTCTTCAGTTTTTTCAATAGCTTCTGTATATCCACCTAATAAACAATTATATAAATTATCATAATGTCTAAGAAAATGAGGTGGCATACAATCACCTGCTATTTGACTACACATTATCATTACTAAAGCTACTTTCATGGATGTTCCAATAATTGTTTATTTGTTTGTTTTATATCATTTAGTTTATTTTCTAATTCTTTAATCTTTTTATTTGCTTGTTCTAAATCTTCATTTGCATTTTCTAGCTTTTGTAAACATCTTTTATTAGCAGAATCTTTAGTTTTACAAGCATCTTGTAAGTCAGCATTTTCTTCTCTAAGAAGTCTAACTTGATCTTTATATTCAACTATTATCTCTTTACTTGTGTCGGACATAATTTTTGATTACTCAGATATTCCTATTATCCAAAGCATAATAAAAATATAACAGATTACTTCCATTATTTTTTCTTAAAGGTAGATACACCCTTGATACCTAGTATCGTACTGAAAGCTCCTACTACTAAAGCCTGATAGAACATTGGAAGGTTAGAAAATTTGTCAAAGAAAATGTCTATCTTTGCTTGTATATCAGGGTCATCACTAAATACAGACCATGCCAAAAGCAATAAAGGAATACTTATAAGAATAAGACAAAATTCATCTTTCCAATCATTTCTGTGCGAATCAATTACAGCTTTTTTAAACTCAACTTCACCATTAGCCATCTTCTCAGCTAACTTAAGTTCAGCTACTGATTCTAATTCTTTTGTTCTTCTTCTATTAGAAGCAATAGACATACCTGTCTTAATCATACCTGGTACTAATTTAGCTGCAATATTTAACCACATAATCTATTTATAAAAGTCTTTGAATAACCATTCAACATATTTTTTCCATAGTTTTTTTATGTATTTCATAGTTTTCTCCCTGTTGGTTGCACTTGAAACTGGTTTAACCTCTGTCAATAATGGTAAATATGATTGAGGTGGGTTGGGTTGTGCAGGAGATGGTCTATGCCAGTTAGTCATCTTTTGAAATCCTTATAATTTTTCCGTCTTTTACTTCTGCTTTTACTTTACTACAAACATAGCTTACTCTTGCACCACTATTTCTAGCTGCAATTCTTTTTTTTTCTAAACATTTAGATACGTTAGGCATAAGTGTATGTTCTTTCAATACAGCAGGTTCACCTAAAAACATTAACAAAGCAATTACTGTAGTCATAAAACTTTACCTTTATTTACACCTTCTTTGATAACATATTTTTGTGTTCCATTTGCTCCTATCTCAACTTCTTTTTTGAGGTGTTTTATATAACTCATCTGTTTAGTTTTTTTTTCCATATCAGAAATATATGTTAAAACTTTTTTTGTTATTCTGTTCATTAATGATTACCATTCATTTTTTTTTGCAACATATCTATTTGTTCTTTTAAATGATCTATGTTGACTTTGTTATATCTACTTGCGTCTATTTCTTTTTCTATGCTTTCTATTTGACTAGCAAGGTGTTCAATAAGCATATACATTTCTAAATTCTTTGGTTCTTGTTCTGCCTTTTTTAGAAGATCAGCTTGAAATAATGTATCTGCTGTTTCTAATTTATTTAATCTTTCTTCAACACCAAAGTAAGCCCAAACACCAAGAGCCACAGCACCTATAATTGCTACTAAGTTTCTTATGGGTAAAGATATATTTGTGTTATCGTTAATCTTCATAGTCTATCATCAAAAGTCTTATACCTAATTTCTTTTGTTCCTTAGTTGGTGTTCTATGTATTTTATATGAACCTTTAGGTTTATCTTTTAAAATCTTACCTTTAGCTCTTTTGCGATATGTAATTGTTTTTATATCCAAAAGCTGTATTTTACCATTTTTGTCAACAATCACAATATCAAAAGGACAAGCAGGATCACAGCTCTTTGCAACATAATAACCAGCTTTTGTGAGTTTGGCGATTGTGTCGTATTCGCCTACAGTTCCTTTTATTGATGATCTTTTGCCTTTTAAGACAGAAGATTTACGACTAAGTTTATTAGACCACTTAGACTTATTGTTACGACTAACCATAGAAGTTTATAGATATTGTTCACCCTTCTATCAAGGTGAGCTAAGTGATTGTCTTTTATTGTTGTTATCTTCTCATGGATAAGTTTAACTTCGCCTTGTAGTTTTATAATCTCTTCTGAATTTCTTTGTGATTGTGTTTTCATCTCTGTATTAATCCTAGTGGAATTTGTGGTGCAGTTGTTTGTGGTGTATCTTGATTTGTAATTTCTTGTGCTGCTAGAATAGAAGCTATATCTAATTTAGGACTTAAAGTATTGCCAAAATTAGAACTAAACTCTTTTTCAATTAATGCTTTTGCTTGTTTTTGACCTATAACATCTCTTGATCTATCAAAAGCACCTCTAGCAAACAATAATCCTTGTATGTTTGCAAATTTAAAACCAAATATACCAACTAAAGCTCTTCCAACTTGTTGTATCATTCTACTTAAAGCAGAAGCTGTATTTGATGGATTTACTAAATCTCTTGGTTTAAAAGTTTTTTCTACTTCAGTTACAAACTCAGACATTAATTTTATTTCATCTTCATCAAATAATTCTTTCAAAAGAGATTTATTTCTTTGTTTTAAAGTATTAAAAATATTAGCAAATTGTTGTGGATTAAATTTACCATTTCTACTTGAATCTCTTATTAATCTTTCAAAAAACCCTGTTCTTAATGCTTGAAAATCAGAACTTTCTTTTGCAGCGACTTTTGCAGTTTTACCTTCAACTCCAAATATTTTTTTTAATCTTTTTACAATAGATAAAGATTCATCTAATCTGCCAACAGTTCCTCTACCAAATATATAATCTAGTGTTTTCATTGGTGTAACATCTGGATCATTAAGTATTTTACCAATAACTTTTCCAGCTTTATCATCAATAGTCAAACCACCTTTTTTAATTTTATTTATTCCAAATAATTTTTCTCTTTCTGCGTAAAGTTTTTTAGATTTTTTTAATTGTTGTAAGCTATTTTTGTTATTACTAAATAAAATATTATCTACATTATCATCTATAAATTTTTCCCATTCTTTAATAATAGTTACTATATTTTTTTGATCTGTTTTGTTATTAGCTGTCTTATATAAACTATTTAATTTTTTTTGAATTTTATCTAAATCATTTAAAACTATTTTTTCTACTTGTTTTTTTGGTTTTTGTTTATTTGTTTTTTTAACAAAATCATCAATTACATTTATAGCTTTTATTGTTGCTGGTGTTAAATCTTTATCTATTGTAGCAGTAGCATCATCAACTGCTTTTCTAATTGTTCCTTTTAAAACTTCAACATTACTGTTTTGTGCTTGAAAGACACCATCTTTATCAACTAAATTATAAGCAGTTGTTATTTCATCTGATTTTTTTTGAAAAATATTTTTCACACTTTGCATTAATCCTTGTCCTGCATCTTCTATTGATTGATATTCAATCTCACCCTTATTAAATTTATTAACTAAATTTTTAGCAGATGTTTCTATGTCAATGTTTTGTTTTTTTAAAAAATCTCTAGCAGCTATTTGTGCTTCTTTTCCAAAAGTTCCTTTTGCAGCTTCAAATAATGAAACGATACCTTCTTCATCTCCTATAGCTTGTGATTTTGATAATTGAAATTTAAATTTACCACCACCTGCCATACTACCTGCTACATCTGCTTTAGTTCCAAAAGATAATTGTTGAGAAAAAGATTGTAAAAAATCCTCATCGTTAAATTTATCTAAATCAATACCTGCTTCTTTAGCAGCTTTTCTACCATTATCATTTAAAACTACTTTTTGAACATCTTTTCCATTTTCTTTTACAGTTATAGTTTTTGTAAATTTAGGATTACCAAATATTCTTCGGTAAATACCTGATGCTACAGGACTTACAACAGTTTCAAAACCAACTGGTATAATTGTTGATATTACTGCTCTAGGAACATCTATATCTTTACTACCCAAAGGCATAGTAGCAAGATCTTGAGCAACAGAAGTACCACCCCCAGCGACACCTGCATATAAACCTCTTTTAAGTAAACTTTTTCCAGCAGCTTTTACTGCCTGACTATAACCTGGAATATATTGTAACATTTGTGAGGTAGTTTGTGTAAAGTCTTGCAAAGATGCTCCAGGTTTATTTAAATAGAAACTTTTACCATCAGGCATAGTTACTATTAAATTTTCAAATTTATCTTTAAAAATTGTAGAACCTGGTATTTGAGCTTGTATTATTTCAGCTTGTGCTTTTTGATTTGGATTAATTAATGTAGCTGCTAAAACTGCAGCAGTTTGTTTTCCATCTTCTAATTTTAAATCACCTATCTCAGGTAAGTCAGGATATTCTGTTGTTTTTGTTCCTGAGAAAAAATCTTTTACTGCTCCAACTGTTTTTGTTACTTTACCTATGAAACTATTATCGTTTACTATCTCATCTAATTCTTTTATTAAATTTTGATCTGTAACCTCTACGTCATCAGATACTTGTGAAGTAATTTTTCCAGATAATTCATCTAATTCTTTGATTAATTTTTTATCAGTTACAACAGCCATGTTGACCTCTTATTTAATTTCATAATATTTACCACCAATTTTTTTGTATTTTTTTCCACTTTTTGCGGTGATAATATTATTTTCAAAATCAGGTTCAATTTTTTTACTTATACCAAGTATTTGATCTTTTAATTCAGGATTTAAAACTGGATTAGATTTATGAAACGCAGTTTTAAATTCTTCCCAACTTTGTCCTTTTGCATTCTTTTTAGAAAGACCTCCATTTTGTTTAACCCAGTTTGATGCTTGATTAGATAATTCTATACCAAGATTGTTTGTTCTTTTACCTATTTCAATTAATAATTTATTACCTTCTATTGAATTTAATAAACCTGGAGTAATTTCTTTTAAAAATTGTCTTTCACCATCTGAAATAGCACCTTTAAAATTAGAAAGACCATCTAATACTAATTTTCCACTGATTCCTGATAAAGTTTCTGCTGCTGTTAAATTTTGTATATCAGTTTCTATACCAAATTCTTTAGCAACACCTGCAATACTTGTTCTAAACTCTCCAGCAAAACCTGTTTTAATATCTGGCAAACTTACAAGTTCCATCATCAAATCTAAATTTTGATTATTATTTAAAGCATTTGAAGCTGCCTCAGTTATTGTTTTAAATTCTTCCCCAGCAACTTCTCCTATTTTTTTTTCTTCTGCTGTTTCAAACATTTTAGTAGGAGGTAGTGGTGCATATAAATCTGGATTAGCTGCATATTTTTGTGGTGTAACTAACTCACTTTGTCCAGTTTGTTTATTAAGATAAGCAGTAGGTTTACTAGCTTTCGGAGTCATTAATTTTTGTAGTTGTGCTGTTTGCATAGCAGCAGGAAAAAATGCTGCAAGAGGATCTTTACCTTGAACACCCTGACCATATATTGCAGAACCTAATAGTGCAGTTTGTGGAATATTTGCTAATAACCCACCAGGTTGATTTTGTGATGCGTTTAGTATTCCTTGTAATTGGTCATATCTTTTTTTTAATCTATCAATCATTATATTAATCCTCTTGTTCTCATGTAGTCTATATTAAAAGGGTTGGTACTCAAATTTGATGCCATTAGACCGCCATAGGGG